ATAATCTGCTTATCATTTTATAAGAATAATTTTTCTACGTCCATTAGAAGGATGAAGAGTTCTGGTTATCGGTCGAAAGACGGAGGATCTTGGATTCACATTTCTCCTCAGGATGATTATAGAAAATACATCAACCCTAAATACAAGCATTGGAACCTACATCTCTCGGATTTCACTACGCTTGCGATTAAAAGTTTAGGATTTAAGCTCATCTCTTTGAAAGGGAAAACCTACAACCTGTTCCAAAATTATGATCCATTAGATCATTTTGCCGCTACTGTTATGAAGGCATGGAATTACGATATATACGATAGTTTAAGAGGATTCAACAAACTGGCTCGCCCAGAACGCATGTTTTACACCTTACTAAAATATTGTAAACCGCCACATACTAAAACGAAAGCATTTTCAAATCCAAAGCAACGGATGGCTTATCGACAAGCACTTGATGAGTGTACAGTATGTTTTCACGCGCCGGAAACTTTAAACCTTTAAATGTTGAGGATATGATGAAAAACCTACCTTTAGGAACTTCTGCTGGTTACGAGTATCTAGGAAAGAAGAAAGAACAAGTCAAAAACGAAGCATTTCGAGCTGCCAAAGGAAGACGAAATCTTTTACGCTACGGACACTGGGATCTGGTACCCTACAAGTTCGCAATGCGAGGACATTTGTCACCTATTGAAGAGAATAAATCACGCCCAGTTTGGGTCACTCCTTATACAACCGTTTGTCTAGAAAATATGATGTTTCGACCAATTTACGACTTCATTTTTAACGATGAGTTATTTCGAAATCTTATTTTAACTGGAAAACAAACCATCTCTCGTTTAAGAACATTTCTCGCTGCAGACTCTGATTTATGGTTCGTCAACACTGATTTTTCATCGTGGGATTCATTCCGTTCGAAATTTCTTCTCCAGGATACATTGCAGGTCATAAAGAGACTGTACATCTTCGAGGACTCTGTCGATTCGGATTTATTTGATCGATTAATTGATGACTATTGTGCTGGAGCAATCGCTTTACCAAATGGCATCATTTTGAAACGTGAAGCTGGCATACCAACTGGAACGTTGTTAACACTACTGATGAATTCAATGGCCAATTTCGTCATTTTCAGAACCATTACTAATTTTTTAGGTTTGGATCATCAGAACGAAAAAATTGTTGGAGACGATTACGCGTTCGTAAGTTTCAATTCACCGGATATTGAAAAGATCTCCTTTTACGCAAGAAAATTTTTCGATATGGAGCTACATCCTGACAAATGTTTAGTCCTGCCTCCCAACACACCTGTTGAAGATAGATCTTTTATTGGTTACAAAATGAAAGGAGCTAGATTACATAAAGATGGGTTAGAATTACTTAAACATGTACTTTATCCTGAATCACATGTAAATAGTGCGAATGTGTCTTTTACTAGGATATTTAGTTATTACATTCTTGGTGGTATAAGTTCACCTCTCTTTGTTAGTTTCTTTGAACGTTTTATTGGAGGATATGAGAGCGTATTGAGAAAGAAGAAAGATGGTGTTTTAAATTTGAAAATTATGCATCAAGGTAATTTAAGAGTTTTTAAACATGTATTTAGATTAGATTTTGATTACATGAATATGATGTCACTAGATGATTTTTTCAATCTTAAACATAGTCACATCCCTTATCATCTAACACATGATATGC